TCCGTATGGACATTCACCTAGATTAGATGATGTTCATATCCAAGCATGTAACAGTACCGTAGAAGTCAGAACGAACCATCTTCTTACCGTAACGAGTCATTACACCCTTACGAGGAGTGAAGTCCTCAGGAGCAAAGATCGTAGGAGTAACGATAAGTGGTACGTAAGGAGCATATACGTAACCAGTTTCAAGGTAAGAACCACCTTTGTAACCAAGAAGGATCTTGTTACGAGGGAAGTATGGATCTTTGTATACAGTGAAACGGTTTGACAAGTTACCAACCTTTTCAGCACCGATTGACATAGCAGAAGCTTGTCCGTCGCCATCAAGGCTATATACTGGCTTGTACAATACAGAAGACTCAAGGATTGTTGCAACATCAGGTCCAACGACGATGAAGTTAGCAGAACCTCTCAAGGTCTTACGATGAATTGTGTTAGCTGCATCGATGATGGTCTCAACAAGAGTTTCGTACCATTCACGAACAGTACCAGTAAACGAAGGACCACCAGCCAATGAAGAAACCTTCTCAGCAGGAGTACCAAGTTCCTTGTTGACAAACTTACCAGGAGCACGTGACCAGTAAAGGTTAGCACCGTTAGCTTGAGTAAGAAGATCGTTAAGGATCTCACGGTCAAGTTCAAGAGCGATTTGCTCAGAGAGAATCTGAGTAAGCTCAACTTCAGCATCCAATGAGTGGTAAGCGTTGAGATCTTGAGCAAGCTCTGGAGACCACTTAGCTTTCAACTTACGAGATACAGCAGTTACAGCAATAAATTCGATCTTGATGTCGATTTCTGGGATGTTAGATGCATCGTTACCATTACTGTCTGCAACAGCCATTGTTGATTCAAAAGAAGGAATGGTTAACGCATCACCGTTAGATCCAACGTTTAAGGTATCACCTTGTACGAAAGAAAGAGCCCAGTTATCAGTACCAGCGTCAGCACTAACAGTACCGCCATCGTCGATTACAACCATGAGGATGTGAGTACCACCAACAGGATCGACAGTTACAGCTGGAGTTGCGCTAGCATTGAAGTTAACTCGTTGGTTCAAGCGACGAATGTTAGCAACATCAGTACCACCTTGAATGTTCAGAGTAGAAGGAGCAGTAACAGTCGAGATCAAGCCGCCATCTTCTTGGAATAAGCCGATGTCTTTGATCATTGTTAAGTCAGCGCTTGTTGCAGAACCAGTAACGTCACCGGTAGGAATAATAACGAATTGTAATGTATCATCACCATTAGTTACAAGTTGTTCCAACTGAGGATCGAATTGAAGCAGACGACCGACAGTACCAGTTAAAGCTGAAGCGGCTTCAACAACAGAACCAGATACCCAAGCACCAGCATTAGTGAATGATCCAATACCACCACCTTGACCGATGTTAAGGTTACCACTGTTTGTAGAGTGCTTACGAGAATATCCAGAACCAGCGAGATCATACTGACCACCAATCGCAAGAGATCCTGATCGAACTCCCTTACCAGCTGGTGAATTGTAGATAGATTGACCAGCTTGGTATACACCATCACCAGAAGCAACACCACCAACTTCAGTTCCATAAGTGTAATCTAAGTAGAAAAGAAGACCACTAGGAAGAGACATAGGCTGGATAGAAACGATTTCATTCGCAACCAATCCACCGAATACACGACGAACGATTGGGAAAGCAACGTTTTGGAATCCACGAACATCTGTCGAGGAAGCACCGGCACCGTTAGAAAGAGTAGAGCTCTCGCGAAGTACTTGAGCAGCTTGATTTTCAAGAAGAACAGCCATGTTTTCACGCTTCTGTCCTTCAAGTCCGCGAAGAAGACCAGTACGGTTCCACTTCTCGGTAAGTCGACGGTATTGAGCACCAACGTGTCGTTGTTTAATGCCCTCAGTCAACTGATTTAAAGTAAATTTTGACATTTTATTTCTCCATTTAGATTTTTGTCAAGTTGAGTTTAGGGGGCTTATTTGTTCAAACCGGCTAAAACTGCCCATCTTCCGAGCTCTGTACCATTGTTGGCCGGGGCTGACGACCGAACAGATTTGCTAGCGGAACCAGTTCTAGAAACACTCTCGTTCATAGTACCGCCCTTAGTACTACGTCCTTTTTTAAGTGAATCGGTTAGTGAGGTATAAAGCAACTTAGCCTCACGGAGCGTCTTGGCATTATCAAGGGCCTCAACAATTGCTCTCTGTTGCTTTACATTAAGATCGTAACTTTGCATTAACTTATTAACATACAATAACTTTGCGTTGAAAAGATTTGACTCTTTCAATTCTTTCTTTGCCGCAATAGCTTGCTTCTTAAGAAGAGCAGCTTGACGGCGAGATTCTTTGAGTTGTCTCTGCATCTTTCTACGAAGACGTCTTTCAGCAAGAGCAGGTTGTCCTGAA